ATATTGAGGTTAACCTTATAGGCAACCTTGAGTTGACAGATGCAGAGTTGACAACAGCATGCAGGATGTTAATAGAACGCTATCAATCCGAAGGACTTAACATTCCGACAAGCTCTGAGCAGGTAGCGCATGATCTGCTGGTGATTGCAGTCGATGTCATGAAGTGATGATGCTGTTTCCGCGGGTTCTAAGGCACCTACAAGGCGACAACAGGTGGCAGGCAATAGGCAGACATGGGTAAGGGTATATCGTGGCTTGTAGAGCGTTTAAATCGGTGTGTACAAATCCCAATCGAACGTATGGGTTTTGGACAGAGGGGGTGGCTTGACGTGTCTAGGCTCGAGCGGGTCAGAATAAACCTATGCGGAGGTGCGTCTTCGTTATCAAATCGGTACTATCCGTTGTCAAAAAGGCACCCCTTGCCCCTCCCCCCATCGATAGCGCTTGGGGGGCTCCCTCGCAATTTTTCCTCACCTTTTGGGGTGATGGGGTTTTAACTTTACTTAAAGGAAAGCAACATGGCGTATGAACATAAGCCTGGCAATGGTAGTGCGTTTGCCAACAAGGAAAAGAAAGAGGATTGGCATGCAGACTTTAGGGGCGATGTGATGTTGCCTGATGGCAGCATTCATTACTTGGATGTTAAGCCTGCTGTGACTCAGGCTGGTGAGACGTATTACCGGGTCAAGATTGGTGGCGTTAAGGTTGCCAAGGGTGCTGCGCCTATGTCTGGCCACAACCAGGCGAAGTCTAATGGCTACCAGAACGATTCGGATATACCTTTCTGATGGCACGCCCTAAGCAAACCAATGTAATCCCTCCAATGACCAATTGGGGTGGTGTCAGAAGCGTGCAGAGGCGGCTGGAGAGGTCTGCGACTATTCTGGATAACAGGGAGGCGGTGGCGTATGCTTTGCTGTGCATGGCCAACACCAAACTCACTGACATTATGGAGTGGGATGAGGCTGGGAATGTAACGGTAAAGCCGTCTAGCAAGATCCCTGAACATGCGTTGCAGTCAATCAAGAAGGTATCGGTGAAGACTGACAAGGACGGCAACAACCTGCTGGAAATTGAGCTGTACGATAAGGTGGGTGTGTTGCGTCTGCTGGCCAAAGCGAGTGGATTACTTGATAACCCGGACGATAACTCTGACAGGCCATCTGTGATTGATGTCAATGTGATGGCACCACCAGCCGAATAATGAGTCTTTGGAGGAAACGTGGCAAAAACAAAAGAGCAATCAGACAAAGTGCTGGTGGGTGGGCTGAATCTGGACTTCAGCAAGTCTCCAGTGATCTACGACTTCATCAGGAGCAACGCGTTTGTGCAGGGGATCATGGGGCCGGTGGGGTCGGGAAAGTCGTATGGCTGCGCAAGCAAGATATTTATCAAGGCAGTTCAGCAGAAACCCTCACCGATAGACAACATCAGGTACAGCCGGTTTGCGGTAGTCAGAAACAGCTACCCAATGCTGAAGACCACGACGATCAAAACCTGGATTGATCTGTTCCCTGAGTCTACATTCGGGCCACTGCTCTGGACTCCACCGATTACCCACCACATCCGATTGCCAGCAAGGGGTGACGCTGCCGGCATAGACTGCGAAGTTATATTTCTAGCCTTAGACCAGCCCAAAGACGTTAGAAAGCTGCTCTCTTTAGAGCTAACAGGTGCTTGGGTGAACGAGGCTAGAGAGCTCCCAAAGGCCGTCATTGATGGGCTTACACATAGGGTTGGCCGCTATCCAACCAAGCGCGATGGAGGCCCCACCTGGCACGGTATCTGGATGGATACCAACCCAATGGATGACGATCACTGGTGGCACCGAATGGCAGAGAAGGAGAAAATGACAGGTGTCTATGCTTGGAAGTTCTTTAAGCAGCCAGGCGGCATCATGGAAGTTGCTGCCGACGACCTGCCAGAAAATCCGGAAGCCAACGATCATATTTTTTCTGCCAGCAAATGGTGGAAGGTCAACCCAAAAGCTGAAAACATCAACAACCTACCACCAGGCTACTACCAACAAATGCTGTTGGGTAAGAATCTGGACTGGATTAAATGCTATGCAGGCGGTCTATATACTTATGTTCAGGAAGGTAGATCAGTCTGGCCAGAATATGAGGACGGCACCATGTCTGGTGACACAGACATCGACCCTACCGTACCAATTCAGGTCGGTCTTGACTTCGGTTTAACACCCGCTGCTACCATCGGACAGCGTCTAGCCAATGGTCGCTGGGTCATCCACCATGAGATCGTCACCTTTGACATGGGTTTAGAGCGCTTTGGCCACCAGCTACTAGCCGAGCTCAATCAACTCTACCCAAACCACCAAGTCATGATATGGGGCGACCCAGCCGGTATGGCACGCGATGCTATTTATGAAGTAACTGCCTTTGATTATTTAAAAACCCTCGGCCTGCGAGCTCAACCCACCGCCAGCAATGATTTTAAAGTGCGAAGAGAAGCAGCAGCAGCACCCATGCAGCGCTTAATTAACGGCAAACCAGGCTTGATCGTCAACCGATCCTGCAAGCTATTGCGCAAATCATTAGCCGGTGGCTATCACTTTAAACGTATTGCCGTCGGTGCCGGTCAAGAACGCTTCAGAGACGCACCCAATAAAAATGAACACTCACACATCGGTGACTCATTTGGCTATCTCATGCTGGGCGGTGGCGAATACAACCGCATGACCAGGACTCACCAGCTCGGCGGCAGACCATCACCACAAACCAGCGCCAACACAGACTTTGATGTGTTTGCTTAATGTAGATGCTGGCAATATGATTGATTGATGTGTCTTTTAAACTCAATAGAATGTAAATAATACAATAACCGCAAACGGAGGTTTAAATGGCTTTTCCTTTAGCATTAGCAATCATAGCTGGGGCAAGCGTTTATTCTGCATACGAAGGAAGTAAAGCTCGTAGCGATGCAGAAAGAGCTCAAAAGAAAGCACTACAACAACAAAAGGTTGACGCAGAGGCTATGCGCACAGAAGTAGCAAAGCAAACTGCAGAATACGCAAAGCAATCTACATCACTGCAACAGCAATCAGATATTGCTCGCCAACAGTTTGACGCTGCACAGCTGCAGTACAAGGAAAACAAAATGGCGATGGAGCAGAAAGCCCAAGAAGTGCAATCTGCTGTGGATGAAGAGCGCCGTAAAGCAGCTGCCTCAGAAGCATCTGCATTAAAGGCTAGGACTCGCGGTGGCCGACGCTCACTGCTTTCGCAAGAACGGATGACACCAGAGCTCGGTGTTGAGAGCATATCTCTAAGCCCAGGCGTGAGGCTGCAGTAATGGCAACCAAATACCAAAAGCGCATGATGACGCGCAAGAGCTCAGACTTAACCAGGTTAGCAGAGCAATTCAAAAAGAATATTGAAGCGTCTACCGGCGAATATGAGTCTGCTTTTTCTGCTTATCAACAGCAAACAGAAGAAGCGCTGGCTCCGTATGAAACTGCGACTAAGCAATACAAAGAAATACAAATGCCAGCATACGAAAGCGCAAAGGCTGCGTATGAGGAAAAGCTAAAACAATTTAACGAGTCGTTGTCTAATTTCCAGGCAAAAACAAAAATTGATGCTAGTAATGTTGACGTAAGAATAGATCCAATTAATTTTAATCCGTTCCAAATATTTACGGTTGATGGTCAAAAAATTGACACAAGAAAATTACCTTCTGGATATTCTATTGAAAATGCACCAAAAGGTACTAAGGGTAGATTCTATGATTTGTACAAAGATAATCCAGTGCCTACATTTTCTGAAAAAGCACCATCAGCACCATCAGCACCACAAGCTCCGCAGGTAGCTGGATTTGATGAGACTAAGTTTGAACAAAAGCGTGGTCAACTTCAACAAGAGTTTCAGCGCGAAGTCGGTGAACGTAAAGGAGCGCGGCTGGCAGTCGTCGGTCGCAAAGGAGCAAGACCATTGATGCAGGATAAATAATGGATAAAGTTCATAAAGTAATGCGCGAATACAAAGCCGGCACATTAAAAAGTTCAAGCGGAGATAAGGTCGCAAGCAGAGATCAAGCTATTGCAATTGCTTTGTCAGAACAGGAAAGATCTAAACGTAAACGCGGATTGATGAAGGAACAAAAATGAAAGAGGTATGGGATAAGCCACGGCCAAAAGATTTAGGCAAATCAAAAGAGTTGAGCGGATCTGAAAAGCGTAGCGCTATGCGCCGAGCTCAAAAGGCAGGCAGGCCCTATCCTAATTTGATCGACAACATGGCAGCAGCCAGAGATAAATAGTGAGCAAGTATAAAGATCCAGAAGGTGGGCTAACCGAAGCTGGTCGGCGTAAGTTCGAGCAGTCAGGCGAAAGTAAGAACCTGCAGCCAGGTGTTAAGGACTCATCACCATCTGGCGACAAAGCGCGTCGCAAAGGATCTTTCTTGACTAGGTTTTATACAAACCCAAGTGGGCCACTAGTCGATGAAGATGGCGACCCAACCAGGTTAGCTCTGGCTGCAAATGCCTGGGGTGAGCCAGTGCCACGCACAGCAAGTTCAGCGCGTAGGCTCGCAGCCAAAGGACGCAACCTACTGGAAAAGTACAAACTGGAAAAAGAAGATTAACCAAGGAAGCAAAATGAAAATTGAAATCTCACTTGAAAAAGAAAACGGCGAAGAAGATGAGCCAATGGCCGGTGAACTTAGTCCAGAGAAAAAAGCAGCCATCGCTAAGAAGATTAAAAAGAATATCGCACTGAGCAGAATGGAACGCACGCTGCTATCTGGCTACTTACTTGAAGATAAAGAGGAAGATTAAATGGAATACAAAACGCCAATTGGCGGCAAGCGATTAAAGCCAGAGGAAATCCTTAAACGGCAGGATATTGCGCAGCGTAAGAAGGATGAATTCCAAACGCTGTATCAGGACGCTTATGAATTTGCTCTGCCCCAGCGTCAGCTGTATGGCGTATGGGAAGGCGGCGCAACAGGCACTAAGAAGATGGCAAGGGTATTTGACTCGACAGCTATCAACTCAACTCAGCGGTTTGCCAATAGACTGCAATCGGTAGTCTTCCCCCCGCAGCGCAAGTGGTCGCGCTTAGAGCCAGGCGTACAAATACCTGACGATCAAAAACCAAATGCTCAAGAAGTGCTCGATGCCTACAGTGAGAAAATGTTTGCTGTATTGCGTCAGTCTAATTTTGACATTGCTATCGGTGAGTTCTTATTAGATCTAGCAGTTGGTACTGCCTGCATGATGGTGCAGCCAGGGGACGATGTCAGCCCAATTAACTTCGTGCCAGTGCCATTGTTTTTGGTGGCGTATGAAGAAGGTGCAAACGGCCAAGTAGATAACGTCTACCGTCGTA